CCGCACGTTCACCCAGGCCTGGCGGCCGAACTCGATGCTCTCCCGCCAGCGTGCGATCTACCGTGGCGCCCTGACGCACAACCTCGCCTACGCCTCTACCCTCCCGGGCGAGCGCCCCCACACCAACGCCCCCATGCCCATCGTCCGCGGCGTCTCGGCGACGAAGATGGCCGCCTTCTACGACGACGAGGCGGCCGACGACTTCGCCCGCTTCGCGATGTGGGGCGAGCTCCAGCGCCCGAAGGACGCCGACCCCTTCATCGCCGTCCGCATCTACGACGAGGACTGGACCTACTTCCTGTCCTGCAAGACCGACGGCTCGGCGATGACCTACCTCGACCGACGCCGCCACGGCGTCGGGGTGACGCCGATCCACCGCTTCTCCCCGCGCCTGGACCTGGAGGGCCGCGCGACCGGCGAGATCGAGCCGTTCCTGCCCCTCCTGCACCGCCTCGACCAGGACGTGTTCGACCGCCTCATCGTCCAGCGGTTCAACTCCTGGAAGGTCCGCTACGTCGCCGGCATGACCCAGCCGCGCACCGACGCCGAGAAGCGCGCCGCCTCCCTCGCTCTGCGGGTGGAGGATCTGCTCGTCTCGGAGAGCAAGGATACGAAGTTCGGCACCCTGGACTCCACCGACATCAAGCAGTACATCGAGGCCCACGACGCCGACGTCCGCGACCTTGCCGCGACCTCCCAGACGCCTCCGCACCACCTCCTCGGCCAGATGGCGAACCTCTCGGCCGAGGCGCTCGAGTCGGCCGAGAAGTCGCTCATGCGCAAGGTCCAGGAGTACCGCGACAGCTTCGCCCAGACCTGGGATTCCGTGCTGCGCTCCTGCGCGTTCATCATGGCCGAGCACGCCTCCCCGGCCGAGCGCGCTGCCTTCGAGCAGGAGGCCATCGACTACGAGATGGCGATCAAGTGGAAGGAGTCCGACGACCGCGCGCTCGCCCCGGTCGCCGACTCGCTTTCCAAGCTCGCCGACTCCCTCGGGATCCCGTACGAGATGCTCTGGGAGCAGCTCCCGTTCTGGAAGAAGGGCGACACCGAGCGGGCGAAGGATCTCATCGCTGCGGCCGGCGACCAGGCCCTTCTCATGCAGTTCATGGACGCGATGGAGGGCGAGGACCAGGGGGCGGACAGTGGCAACGGACCCGCAGACTGAGGCGTACCGCCGCTCGTCCGTTGCGATGGCCGGTGCGGCCGCGATCTACGCCAGTCACGCCATGAGCACCATCGACCTTGCGCGGCTCCTGCCGTCGCTCGAGGAGTACGTCGACCTCGTCCTGCGCACGTCGACGGCAGCGTCCGAGCGCGTCATCGGCCTCGCCCGCACCGACTTCTACGCCACCCGGCTCGCCGCCGGCATCCGCGAGGACGCCCCCGACTGGCAGGCCCGCCCGCTGCTCGACGAGGCTCTGCGCCGATCCCTGTACGCCACGGTCGGGCAGACCCTCCAGGGTATCGAGCGGCACGGCACGCCGGTCGGGGCGGCGATGAAGCGCGCCCGCATCCAGGCGCAGGGCGTCGTCACCCGCCAGGTGATGAACGCCGGCCGCAACTCCACCATCGCCACCACCGAGCGCGACCCGCGCGCGCTGGGGGCGGTCTACGTCACGCGCGAGGACGCCAACGTCTGCTCCTGGTGCCTCATGCTCGCCTCCCGCGGCCCCGTGTTCGGCTCGGACTCCTTCAAGGACGCCGACCGGCTCTTCACCGGCACCGGCACGGCGAAGTCGCACGACGCCTGCCGGTGCGTCCTCAAGACGGTCTACTCCACCGGCTCCCCCCTCCTGGACCGCGCCCACGAGCTCGAGAAGGAGTGGCGCGACGTCAACTGGAGCGAGGGCTGGCGGGAGAATCCCCGCGAGGCGACCATCCGCAACAGCGGAAAGAAGGCCCTCAACGCGTGGCGCCGGCACGTCGCCGAGCAGCGGCGGGCCGGGAATCCGCTGTTTGGGCAGGCCACGTAGGGTCAACTAGGATCCGACTCGAGCGACCGAGACGGCGCTCGACAGCACCTCGACCGAGATGGCGGGGTCAGATCAGGAGGAAGAAGCATGAGCAAGCTGCCGAAGTTCGAGGACTGGAAGGCCCCGTGGGAGGTCAAGGGGGAGGAGCTCGACCCGGACAAGGTCAAGCGCTACCTCTACAACCTCGAGCGGGACAAGGAGACCCTGACGACCGAGAAGGCGCAGGCCACCCAGAAGGTCACCGAGCTCCAGGGCAAGGTCGACGAGCACGAGAGCAAGGATCTCACCGAGGTCCAGCGGCTCCAGCGCGAGATCGAGCAGCTCAAGCAGAACCCTCCGAAGGACGAGGGCACCGTCCTCGAGAACGCCCGGCTCCGGCTGGCGCTCGAGCACGGGCTGACCGTCGACCAGGCCAAGCGGCTCCAGGGCTCCACGCCCGAGGAGCTCGAGGCCGACGTCGACGCCCTCAAGGCCATCATCGGCCAGACGGGCAAGGAGAAGGAGCGCGAGGCGCCGGGCGGCAGGTTCCGCACGGGCAACGAGTCCAACACCCCGCCCGACGACGACAACCCGGAGCAGTTCGACAAGCTCTGGGCCTGACCCCACCACGAGTCTGAGGAGGCTCGCTCACCATGGCAGAGCACACGTTCATCAAGTCCGAGAAGTTCGTCTCCCTCGGACTCAGCGCGATCAACCAGCTCGCGCTCCTCCCCAACATCTTCCGCCGGATCTCGGGCGACTCCTTCAAGTACGCCAAGGACGACACCATCCAGTGGACGACCGGCCGCGTGACGGTCGCCCGCGACTACGAGTGGCGGACGCGTACGGCGCCGGTCATCCTCGACAAGATCGGCCAGACGAAGGTCGACATCAAGCTCGACACCCACCTCACTCAGGGCGTGCCGCTCACGAACGAGCAGCGCACGATGGACATCGAGAACCTCGCGACCGAGGTCGTCCAGCCCCAGGTCGAGGCCCTCGTCACTCGCGCTGAGGGCAAGGTCGTCCTCGGGCTGCGGGCCGCGGACTTCAAGACCCCGCTGCCCACGCTCTACAACGACACCGACCCCTACGACTGGGCCATCAGCGTCCGCCGGATCCTCAACGCCCAGGGTGCGCCGACCGCCGGTCGCTACCTCCTGGTCGGCGCCGGTGCCGAGGACCGCCTCCTGCGGTCGGAGCGGATCGTCGCCCCGAACATGACCCCGGAGACCTCCCGGGCCGTCCGCGAGGCCGTCATCGGTGACCTCGCGAACTTCACCATCGTCCCCGTGCCGGCGCTCGAGGACAACGAGATCTTCGCGGTCACCCGCGACGCCCTCGTCGTCGCCAATGTCGCCCCGGTGAAGCCGGACGGCGCCATCGACTCGGCCCAGCGCCGGGCGCGCAACTGGTCGCTGCTCCACACGTACAGCTACGACTACTCCTACCAGCAGAACGTGTCGATGCTCTCGACGTTCCTGGGTGTCAACTCGGTCAACGACGAGCTCCAGATCCAGCGGAACCCGCAGACGAAGCTCCCCGAGCTCGTCCTGGACGCCAACGGCGACCCGGTCCCCACCGGCAAGAACGTCCGCGGCGCGAAGGGCACGTTCGTCGACAGCAACGCCCCCACCGGCGGCTGACGACGCGGCTCGGCAACGCCCCCAGGCTCCGGTAGCCTGGGGGCGTTGCCGTACCTGGAGGAGACCATGCCGCTCATCACGACCGCCGACGTGGCGCCCTGGGTGCAGAGCACGGCGGAGGAGCTCGACGACGACCCCCTTGCCCTCAAGGTCATCGACCGCGTCTCCGACCTCATCAACACCCGGACCTGGGGCACACGCCCCGGCGACGAGCTCAACTACTGGACCCTCGAGACCGCTCCGCCCCGCGCGAAGGCCATCGCCGAGCAGGTGTTCGCCCGCGTCTACACCAACCCCCTGACACTCTCCCGGGAGACCACCGGCCCGCTCGGCGAGTCCCGCGCCGACATCGTCCTCACCGGCCTCGAGCTCCGGCCCAACGAGCTCGAGGATCTCCTCGGCCTGCGCGTCGACGCGCCCACCGGCAACGG